TCAGAACTTGTGAGAATGATGTTCTGGAGAAACTGCAGACAAAGATCGGTAGCACATTCCATGACGATGGTTTTGTCAGCACATCTGTTGTCCGGGAGAAGCAGGCAAGCGGAAATATCTTCATGGAGATAAGCGTTCCTAAAGGGCAAGGTGTAGGAGCCTGGGTAAATCCATTGTCCGGGAAACCAGAAGAGTATGAATTTCTGCTGAACAGAGGGACTGATTTTCTGGTGACTGACATAGGCCAGGACGGAGCGGACACAATAATCCGAATGAAAGTTACTGGCAGAACAGAAACGGAATGGTCGTATGCAACGAAGGAAGAGGTGATAGAGCAATGGAAACGAAGAGGAGTTTACAGCGAAGAAAGCGCAAAACTTCTATGACGAAAGAGGAATTAGCCAGCGCCTTTGGTTTAGGGACGAGCAAGTTTCAATGTACAGCAGATCAGCTGACAGAAAATGAGGTTGAAAAGAGGAGAAAAGTGAAAATGAAGAAATTTTCAGATATGATCCAGAAATCCGGCAATCAGGAAAAACCGAAAGCCAGGGAATCTCCGGTAAAAAAGAGAATGTTTAAGATTACAAAGCGTGATGATGAGCAGATGCTTGCCTTCGGGTGGGCGAATGTATCCATTCGATCAGATGGAGAACTGATTGAAGACTGGCAGGAAGATATTGTAGAGCCGGAAGATCTAGAGCAGGCAGCGTATGAATTTGTGCAGCTATACCGAGAAGGTGGAGAGATGCACGAAAGAGGCGGTGTTGCTACTTTGGTTGAGAGCGTAGTATTTACCGAAGAAAAACAGCGGGCCATGGGTATTCCGGAAGGAACGCTTCCTGTCGGCTGGTGGATTGGCTTCAAAGTGCTTGATGCAGATGTATGGGAAAAGGTCAAAGATGGCACATATTCTATGTTCAGTATTGAAGGAGAAGCAGAAAGGGTAGAAGTGAAAGATGAAAATTAAATTTGTCGTTTGCCGAAGCGGGAAATGCCCTATATGCGGAAGAAACTGGGCTTGGCTGATTAAGGAATGCATTTGCGGGTATGGAGGACCGCTGATACCAGACGAATAAAGAGGCGTATAGCGATTTTCAGCACGCCAAACCTATCAATCCTACCCTAGAGATTGTAAAAATGGCTCTGGTAGGGATTTTTGAACTGAATATTGTGATAATTCAGAGAGGCATCCTTGGCGGGTGCCTTTTTGCATTATAAATCCAGAAGAAAGGAGGAACAGCATGGCAACAAAGTTAAAAAACCTCAAAGTTAAGAAAGTTGACTTTGTGG